AAAAAAGAGTGTATAATTACATTTACTTATGACTACCTGTGTGTACTATAACTCCTTGTAATACCTGTGTATTCCTAAACTGACACCTGTATAGCCAAAAGCTATTAAAGGGACGGCCCTTATGTATAAATATGTGGACATTAGTAAAGAAAAGACTTGACTTTTGATTAGAAATGTGGTATAATTTATAGTATACTAAAGAAGATACAGATTACCTCGCGCCCTTAAGTATCCTTAAGCATCGTTAGGATTGATCTTTTAATAATAATTAAAGAAATAAACTAAACTATACTTAAGTATCCTTAAGTACTAAGGGAAATACAATGAGTAGTAAAGAATCTAAGGAGCGTCAGCCCGCGAAGCGGGTGGGGCGACCAAAGAAAACAGCAGTTGTGTCAAAAACCAAGGGCAAACGCAATGCAGTAGGGCGGCCCAAGGGTGATGCAGCGGTCATTAACGAATACAAGGCTAGAATGCTGGCATCCCCTAAGAGTAGGAAGGTGTTAGACAGCATACTAAACGCAGCCTTGGACGATGACCATAAGAATCAAGCAGCAGCATGGAAGCTCTGCATGGACAGGTTATTGCCTGTTAGTTATTTTGAGAAGGATAAGGCCAGCGGAGGCAAGAGTGCCATCAACATCTCCATTACAGGTGTTGGCGGTGAGACTACAGTGATCTCTGGTGGCCAAGAAGAACCCATTGAAGGGGACTATACAGATGTATGATATAAATCAAGACTTAGATTATTTTACTAGGGAAGAGTTTGCTTGTCAGTACACTGGCGAGAATGAGATTAGTGACAGGTTGTTGCTGAAGTTGGATTTGTTACGTGCTAGGTGTGGTTTCCCCTTCGTTATCACCAGTGGCTTTAGAAGTAAAGACCACCCAATAGAAGCGAAAAAGGAGACACCCGGAACTCATGCCCAAGGCATTGCAGCGGACATTAAAGTTACAGACGGTATACAGCGGTTTAAGATTGTTGAGGAGGCTATCAAGATGGGCTTTTCAGGAGTTGGAGTTGCTAGTAGCTTTGTGCATGTTGACATCCGCGACCTTGACGGTAATGAGTCTCCTGTAATGTGGACGTACTAGCTTGACTGATTTAGCAGTTGAGCTGTTACCTTGGCAGCAGGAAGTCTGGGAAGACACTACACGCTTTAAAGTGGTGGCTGCTGGTAGACGTACAGGCAAGAGTAGGTTAGCTGCGTGGAAGCTGATCATCAGTGCGTTGTCTGACAAGAAAGGTCAGGTGTTCTACGTTGCCCCTACACAGGGTCAGGCTAGAGACATTATGTGGCAGTTGCTGCTGGAGCTAGGGCACAACGTTATAGCGTCAGCACACGTCAACAACCTACAGATTAAGCTAGTCAATGGCTGCACCATCTCTCTGAAGGGTGCTGATAGACCAGAGACTATGCGTGGTGTTAGCTTGAAGTTCCTGTGTATGGATGAATACGCAGACATGAAGCCAGAGGTGTGGGAGCAAATCCTACGCCCTGCTCTAGCGGATCAGAAGGGTGAGGCGTTGTTCATTGGTACGCCTATGGGACGCAACCACTTCTATGACCTGTACCAGTATGCTAGTGTATCTGAGGATGCTACGTTCAAGGGCTACCACTTTACTAGCTACGATAATCCACTGCTAGACCCTGAAGAGATTGAAGCAGCTAAAGGCTCTATGTCAGCCTTCTCATTCCGTCAGGAGTTTATGGCATCCTTTGAGGCACACGGTAGTGAGCTGTTTAAAGAAGAAGATGTTAAATTTAGCGAGGAAGAACCTACTGATGGTGATTATTACATTGCTGTCGATTTGGCAGGATTTGCAGATGTACAGAAAGTCACGACTAAAACCAAACGACTTGACCAGACGGCAATTGCTGTGGTTAAAGCGGGCGTCGAAGGCTGGTGGGTCGCTAATATCGTACATGGCCGTTGGGGCGTCGAAGAGACTGCACGACGAATCTTTGAAGCAGTCAGAGACTACCAACCAGTCGCAGTAGGCATTGAGAAGGGTGCGTTAAAGAACGCTGTAGCTCCCTACCTGAACGATATAATGAAGAAGAACCAACGCTTCTTTAGAATAGAAGAGTTAACACACGGCAACAAGAAGAAGACAGACAGGATCGTGTGGGCACTACAAGGCCGTTTAGAACACGGCAACTTAGTATTAAACAAAGGCAAGTGGAATGCTCAGTTCCTAGACGAGTTGTTCCAGTTTCCTAATCAATTAGTCCACGATGACTTGATAGATGCTCTTGCGTACATAGACCAGTTAGCTAAGGTTTCTTATGCATTTGACTACGAGGAAGAGGACTACGAATTTTTAGATAAATACGCAGGCTACTAATTATGGAACTAGAAGGCAACGAGAACTTTGCTACAGAGCAGTACCTAGAAGACTGGGTAATTGATAAATGTGATGACTGGCGTGACCACTTTGAGGCTAACTACTCAGAGAAGTTTGACGAATACTAC